AGCATAACCATCTTGAAAGCCTTGTTGATATTCTGCGCGTAGTTCTGACACATAATCCGTTACTTCGACCTTTGCCATAGCTAATCCTCCAAATCCATCTTCGCGCCGCAAAATGGACAATACTTTTTTGGAATATTCACATAAACTTCCCCAGTCATATCCAATAGTTTATCTCTCAGTTCCTGTTCTGGTGTCAATGGAGCAAGTAAAGATTTACAATATTGAATTGTTTTGATATAAATTGGAGTTTGGCAGTAATTACACATAACTATCCCTCCAAATCCATTTTAGCGCCACAGTTAGGGCAGTAGCTTGTTTTAAAATCATTGGTCAACCCGCATTCAGAACATCCTATTTGTAAATTGCCCACCCTTAACACAGGAAGATATTCTACCCACTTCCCATGTTTCACCTCTTCAACGTCGGCGGCGGGAACCGATTCTATTCCATCGATAATCTCTTGCCACTCGTCAAATTTTTCACGGTTATAGCTATCTACATATTTTTTGCCATATGTTCCAAGCGGGCATAATTCTTTCTGCTTTTGTATTATTATCCTTAATGCTAATTCCCTTTCTATATAATCAGCCATTTTCAATCCTCCTGTTTCGCTAAGTAGTTAAATGCTTTCCGGCTCATAACCTCACAAGGTGAAAGACCTTCCTCATTAACCGCCCTGCATTTGTTTTCTTTCCACTGGTCACATTTTTCACATTGAGGCCAGCCTTTTTGTTTATTCATCATCAACTCTCCTGTTCCAAGCTTCGATGGCTTCTAATTGTGTAAGTTCGTATTCTGTAGCGCACCTGCAATTTTGACAAAATACAGAATATCCAGTTGTATATGTTCCTGTATCAAAAAAATCCTGACTTATCATGTGCATCTTCGGAATTCCCCCGCAAAAAGGGCACCGTTTTAATTCAGTCATAGTTTGCCCCCTTATCCTCTGCATCGAAAAGCTGGCCATAAGTTTTTATGATCATTTTTTTGTCCTCCGTCCCCGCCTGTTTGCGGCGGGGTCATCTCAAGTCAATACAGGTGATTTCAAAAAACATATCCGCGTCAAATTCAGGCAGAGAAGCGATATATTCAACTGCTTCTCTTGGCATATCCCTCCACGCCTCTTGCCGTGCAATTTCTTCTGCGTTTTTGATAGGCGTGAGCTTCCAATCTGAACCGTTTTTAAGATATAGGGCTTTAATATTATTGAAATTCGGTTCCCAGATCCCCAGCTTTTCATATAAATTATTTTTCACTTCAAAGTATCTGCCCTCTGAAACCTCTTTTCCAAATATCAGATATACGCTTTTTTTGTTTGCCAAAAATAAAGCGCAGTCTACCCCATATGAATTTAATATTCCGAAAGACCTGTTCACGCCGCTAGACCTGTTCACGCCGAAAGACTCGTTCACGCCGTTAGACCTGCTCATGCCGTTAGACCAGTTCACGCCGTCAGACTCGTTCACGCCGTTAGACCCGTTCACGCCGTTAGACCTGCTCACGCCGTTAGACCTGCTCACGCCGTTAGACCTGCTCACGCCGTCAGACCAGTTCACGCCGTCAGACTCGTTCACGCCGTCAGACCAGTTCACGCCGTCAGACTCGTTCACGCCGCAAAGCTTATATAATCTTTTATCCTGTTGGATATTGTCATAAAACCACCACACAAAACTGGTATCGCATTTTTTCACCCTTGCGACGGTTTCTTCGTTAAGTTCACAGCCTTCCGGGAAATTTTGTTTAAACCAATTCAAGCCATTAGAACACGCGCCTTTTTCTTCCAGTAATTCGTAAGTAATATACATTTTTAAAATTCCTTTCTCACGCCTGTTTGCGGCGGGGTTAAATTTTACCGTCCAAAATCTCAATGAGCCTCCTGCACACAGGGCAGCCGCTCTGCTCCACCTTCTTAAACCAGCCTGCCAGCGCTGTACGGATTTGATCGACGTATTGGTGAAGCTTCAGGTCGTCTTTCTCTTTTTTCCTCGCGTCTTCGTACTCTCTCCTGAGGGCTTCTTTTTCCTCAGCGGCTTCGTCCTTGGAAAAAGCGCCGCGCCGGTAAGCGTGATACAGCCAGGCAAGCCCACGGTATACAACTCGCTCTAAAGGAAGCGCGGAACGGGGAAGAGGCTTCCCGTTTCCGGCGAGAGCGCAAAGCTCGTCAAAGGTCATGGCTGATCTCTTCGATGGTTACCTTTACGCAGGGATCCTCCGTGTACCGCTTGATAACCGTTAAATCGGCAATCTGAGCGTCGTCGTCATAAGCGATCCCGTTTAAAGCGTCCGCAACCACTTTCGCGATATTATCGGAATCAGGCTTTTTTGTGGGGAGAAGGTCTCCGCTTAACGCCGCGATCCTGTCTTTGTTGGAAAATGATTTTGGAACCTGAAATCCCGCGTAAATCTCCATCTTCAGCGCGGGCTTTTGTTTTCCCTGAGTCCTGATTTTACCCCGGGCCCCATACCGTTCCAGAAATGAAGTTTTAATCAGATTTTCGTACAGCACTGTGTTTTCCGGCGTGTAACTGTGCCCGGTTTTGCATGTCCTGGCCCTGGCTTTTCCCTGCGGCTTGCCAGGGATATAGAGCGTAACCAAGCTGTTCCCTCCTTTTTATTTCAGCCTGTGATTTTTATGTGGGTCTTTGGCAATATCCCAGTGATATTCTTTCGTTCTCTGGTAAATCCTGCTTCCCACTGCCTCGTCAAAAAATAGAATTTGATCGACAGTCAACTCACTGGACAGAATCGTCACCAGGTTGTTATTATACCGGTAATTAATGAGTTCAAAAGCTACGTTGATATCGCCTTGTGTGGGGGCTTTTTTCCTGCCTGTCTCATCGTTCCCTGTGCGAAAAAAATCGTCTATGTAAAGCACAGGAACGGTTTTCAAGGGTTTAATCAGGTTTGAATATGCCGCGTCATCATTGACGACGGCTTTCAGTTTCAACGCCTCGTCCCGCCACAGCATATATTTTGCGCTGATTCCACGCTTTAAGAATTCACCCACTATAGCCGTACACAAATGCGTCTTCCCAGCCCCCACCTGGCCGCCGATAAAAAACCATTTCCGGTCGTGATCCTCCAAAAATTTCAATGCACTGTTTTTGACAGCCTCCTGCCAGGGGGATTCCGTCTGAAACTTATTGAAGGTATATTCGTTCAATAGGTCCCCTAGGCCGCTTTGCCGGATTCTCCTTAAACTATCCCGAAGCTTCATACACTCACAGGGTTTCGCAAATTCGTATCCGTCCTTCAGGTAATGTATCACGCCCTTGTTTTTACAGATGGGGCAGTCATACCCAGTTAGGGTTCCTTTAACTTCGTTCATGATCTGAATACGCCGTTCCTGGATATCCTCAAATGTAATTTCCGTATTTCTGTTTTGAAGCTTCCGCCGTACTTCCGGAGGGGCTTTCCTGATCAGATTTTCGAACATTGGAAAAGCCTCCTTTCTTGTTTAATTTATCCCAGATAATTCCACGCCAGCCGTTAGCCATACACTCGTCGATCAGGGAAATAACCGCTGTCTCCTGGTACAAAGAAAGTTTGCCTTTCACTTCGGCAATAAGCTTTTTTAAGCCGGTGGGCTTATAGCTTTCCCGGCGTTCCGCTTTGTATTTCAGCCATTCCCGCAATGTCTCCTGCATAGGCTCAGAAAAATCACAAAAAAGGTCAGTTTCTACTTCCTTTAATTTTTCTTTCTCTTTCTCTTCTTTTCCTTTCTTTTTAGGGGAAGACAGATCATCGACTTGTCGCCGATCTTTCGGTGATTCGTCGGAGATTGATTTTTCGTCTGTTGGCGGCGGGAGCTTTGACGGTTTGGGCCGGTCTATAGTCTGCGATTTTTTCCAGTTATCAAGCGCATAGTATTTTCTTCCGTCATGAGTGTACAGCGTCACGGACATGAACTGACCTATCTCCGATAGGGCTTTCTCTATGTCGATGACCCGCATTCCATCGTCATAAGGGAACAGTATGGACTTGATATATACCGGATTCGCTATTCCTCGGCCTTCGTCGTCTGCGTTTGAAAACAATCCAATAAACACCAGTTTTGCCAATATGGAGAGTTGAGCGAAACTTTCACTCTGCCATATTTCTGGGACTATCATTCGCCTTCGTGCCATTTATTCACCGCCTTGAATATCGGTTTGGGCTGATGCCCGTTTATGTATCCTGCGGTAATGCGCTCTTACCGGAATTAAATCTTCACCTTTTGACTTGGCTACGAAAAAACGAAGAGGTTCAACATTTAAAGCCTCTGTTGTGCGGCGGTTATCGCTCTCTTTAAGGAATCTCTCGATTTCGTCTGGATCATCGCTTCTCCAATAGCCCTTGGCACTGCTGGAGGATAAAATCCGTTCGCCGTTTCTCATTAGCCGCTTGATTTCCTCCCTTACCTTTCTATCGTCCCAGCCGGTAAGCTTGGACAAATCTTCCCGGCTTATGGCGTTTTCTTTTCCATAAGGGATTAGGTTTAACAGCTCCACATTATCACCGCCTTTCTGTTGGTTAGTTAAAAGGTAAGTCGTCATCTGAATTAATTTCTTCAAAGTCATCGTTTTTAGGGGCAGTTACAGGCTCATTGCTCTTATCCTTTTTGGACTCCGCGAAATGCACGCTTTCCGCAACTATCTCAAAAGCTTTCCGCTTATTGCCGTCTTTGTCCGTGTAGCTGCGTGTTTGAATGGAACCTTGCACCGCTGCCAATTGTCCCTTATGAAAATACTTGCAGACAAATTCAGCGGTTTGCCGCCATACCACTACGTCGATGAAATCCACCTGGCGGTCTGTGCCTGATTTTACATAAGACCGTTCTACCGCAAGGGTGAAGCTGGTAACTGCTGTGTCGTTAGGTGTGTACCTCAGTTCTGGATCTGAGGTTAACCGTCCCATTAAAATTGCTGTATTTAACATGTTAATCCTCCAAATAATTTCTTCCGAACTCCCGGATAAAATCCTCTGTGTCCCATTGATAGGCTTCCATCGCCTTCATTTGGGCGATCCGCTTTATGTGCAGGTCGGATTCCCGATTTTTATGTACGCTGCCGTTTCCCTCCTGGTGGCACCGGTAATGACAGAGGGAAACCCATAAGCCTAAACGCTTTGACTTGTCCCGGAATGGGCCGCCAAATGCCTCGTGGCGGTTGAGAGGGTCATAATATCCATTCGCATAGCAGATAAAGCAGCTTTCATCGGCTTCGTCCTGTATGATGCTTGGCGCATAGCCGTTCCGGTCAAGCTTTGCTCCGTATTCGTTAACCACTATGCCACTCTCTTTCTATCTGCGCGTCCATTATCCTGATTTGCAGTTTATAACTGTTGATTGCCTCCATTGCAGACTTATATACCACCTCGGCGCAATCACGTTGAAATCTCAGTTTTGCAATATCAGATTTTCCTTTGCAGATGTCGGAAATGATAGTTACTGGAGTGCCGTTTGCACGCTCTTCCAGAATTGCCTTAGACAGCGCCATTCTATAATTGCTTTCGGCCTCGGCATAAGCCTGTCCGCGTTTTCCAAGCTGACGGATTGCGGCATCAAGTAAAGCGGTCTTTTCGCCTACCGCGTTAATTAAGTCATTCATTAGTGCCTCCCTGCCAGACAAATACACGTTTGCGGTCTTTATCCTTATTGGCAAGCCTCCAAATAGCAAGCCCCGAAATTTTTCTGTCATCTGTATAGGCTATTTTTGTTACTTCGAATTTATCGTAAGTTGTAGCCTTACCATTTTTAGATACAATGGAAATTTCAGAGGACGTAATCCAAATAAATGGAGCCGTGTAAAGTTCCCGGCCAATGCCCCAATTTACACAAGCCCGCTTAAAGCTGTCAGAGGCTTCGCCTTTTTCTTTTTCAGCTTGACTTTCCGCACCCGCGTCGTCCTTCCATACCCATTCACCATCAATCTTGATACCAACAGAGCAGAATAAATTTCCCTTGCATTCATAATGCCTGCGCTGCCAGTTTCCCGGGCCGATTCCAGGAGTAGTGTCTAAGATATTCATATCGACACGGGCGTCTTTATATAGAAGCAGGGAACAGCCGGATTCCTTAACTTGAGCTACTCTCACGTCAATTTCATCAGCTTTCAGCAGTCTGAATTCCATTTGCTACCTCCAATTTTCTGACCGGGCAGTTCCACCCGATGGAATCTCTAGGGCTGACTATTTCCTCATGGGTAAGACCACATTCAAAATGCCGTTTCATATTCATAAAGCTGCGATTGCACCATTCACAGCACTCGATACCGTCCTTGAATGTAATTTCTATAGGTACGGTATATCTGGTAAACTCAACGATATTCTTGGTAGGCATAATATACCTCCTTCAGCCACTCCAGGGCCTCGTATTCCGGGCTTTTATCCGTTTCCGGTTCCTCGTTATCGGTATCATACAGGTACTCAAATTCCGCGCGGGAGAGGCCGTTATCATTGCTTCTGTTCATTTTTCAGCCTCTCACATTCCCGGAACCAATAGTCGCCGGCTATCTTTTGGTTTTCGACTTCTTTTTCCAGTTCAAAACATCTTTTCATTAGACAGATCATTAACTCTTTATCGTCCATTTGACAAACCTCCTGTTTTGGTTTAAAATATACTCAGTTGTTTTTCGTTTGCCGCTCTTCGTGATGCCAGTCGCGAGGGCGGCTTTTCTTTTTATTAACTGGCATTATATCTTACTCCATTCTTTAAGTAGCCTTGATAAATAGCTAAAAACAATTTGAATAAAGCGACAAATTCTTTTGCGGATTCTTCCGAAGTAATGTATCTGGAAGGAGTTTTTCTATCTTTTCCAAATAAATTGTGCCGTTCACAATAAGCGTCCTTTGCGGCGTTTTTGCAAAGTAACCGGCCTGAATAATTTTGATTTTCCTGTTTAACCCGCTCGAAAAATTCATCGCATTCCTGATCCGCTATTTTATAGAAAGTAGTGTTAATGATTTTTGGCTTTCGGCTTTTCAATTCCTCAATTTCCTGCCGCAATATTGCAATTTCCTTTTCGTAATCCACGTTTTTGCTCCTTTCTGCTTGTCCTTTTTTTGCCTTTGTGTTATCCTTTCCTTAGAAAAGCTTTTCCACTGTGCTTTTCAATACTTTGGCTATCAGTTTAGCGGTTTGAACGTTTGGCTGACGTTTCCCCGCTTCATAACTCTGATAGGCGCGTTCTGAAACGCCGGCCTTTTTTGCAACTTCTACTTGCGTAAGGCCTATTTTGTTGCGTCTTTCTATCAATTTTATATTTTTCATCACCCGCTCGCTTTCTAGATTGAACACGCATATTTGTACGTGTTATGTTTTTATAATAACACGATTGTTTGTGCGTGTCAATCCCCAGTTTTTTAAGGAGGATATGACATGAACGATTTTGCAAAAAGACTTAGGATTATTCGTAAGAAAAAAGGGCTAACACAAAAGCAGCTTGCTGTTGAAGTTGGAGCAAGCGAAAGAGGAATACAAAGCTATGAAATCGGCGAGAGAAACCCAGCATTTGATCAACTCATTACCCTTGCTGACTACTTCGACGTATCCATCGACTATTTAGTAGGTCGGACGGATAAGCCGGAAATCAACAAATGAGATTGACCGGGGTAGCATACCGTGGTATAGTAGAAACATGGATTGAATAGGGAGGGATTGATGTGAATAATGAAGAAAAGATTCTTGCTATTTTAGAGCAGATGCAAGGAGATATTGCAAGTTTAAAACAGGGTCAAGCAACCTTGGAACAAGGCCAAGAAGAATTGCGTGTTGGAATGAACGCTATGCGAGAAGAAATGAACGACCGCTTTGATTCTCTAGAATCCAGTTTGAAGATGGCTTGGGAGGATATTTCTTCTGGTGAAAAGCGTCTGACACAACATGAGAAAGAATTTCATAAAGTAGGTTGATCTTACTGCCGTTCTGTGAATATTACAGGACGGCTTTTTTAACCTTTATTTAAGGAACAGGATTTTATTGAGTTTTCATGTATCCTTTAGTCATAAGAAGGATAGGATTAATTCGACAATATTCGAAAAATTTCGTCATTTTTGATAAACTGAATTCATGATTCGTGGCGTTAAGTCACAGATTGATTTATCCTTCTTAACAAAGGAGGAAATGTCAATGTCAATAAAGTCAACATTTGCACGAGAAATTTATCACGCAAGATCAGAGCGCTCTCTTACTCAGGAACAAGTAGCTGATATTGTATCCATATCGGTGCGATGGTATCAGCAAATCGAAAAAGGTTTAGTGTTGCCTGGGTCGATTGTATTGCTGAGGTTAATGGTTTATTTCGACTTAGATGTGGGAATTTTTAAAAATGAGGAGGATTTATTTGACCGTGTACCTGGTTGTTAAAGAGTCACTTTTTCACCCATACGTGGGAAGGTACATTTCATATGGAATTAAAGCTGTTGATATGACTGAAAATATACAAATAGATGTAGTATTCATTTCAGATGTTTCTATGTATTTGGAGATTGTATTAGACATTGCACAACGTTGTACACTATTTCAACTTGACCCTATTCATTTAATGGACATAATAGAAGATTCTATCTCATGAAGAAATAATTGCCGTTCCGTCATGGGGCGGCTTTTCTTTTGCCCATTCAAAGCCTTTTTAATGTCTTTCGCCTCAGTATATGGGCCGTAGTGATTAACACAATCTGAAAAACGGCAGTGAAAGCAGTCTTTGTCACAGATGGATTGTTTCATTCCCATAACTCACCTCTCTTATGTACCGGCTCCTTTTCTTCTTTAAAGCGTTTCTCAGCTTCCGGTTCCGGTACCGTTCGCCGATATATGCCGCTGTGAATACGGCGCTCCATACCGCCAGAACGATAAACGCCACCGTCATTTCTGTGCTCATGTGCTTGTCCTCCTTTATGGTTTTATTACTTGTGGTTCATTCCAAACAGAACCATTAACACCGCAATATTCCATTAATGATTCTTTAGGAATAAACCATCTTTTCCCGCGCCTAACGGCTTTGATTTTTCCCTCCCGGCAAAGACGTGATACGGTTTTTACATATTCACCGGTGATATCTGCGGCGATTTCTGTGGTTAAGACGATGGGAACGTCACACCAATCACGATAGATTTTCATTTGTTTCTCCTTTCCGCCGCCTGAGTGCGGCTATTTTATTTTGGTTTGATTGCCTGTCCTCTCAACGAGTGGTAAGTTTACAAAAAGAATTATCACTATCAATTCAAGAGCTGACTCAGTTGCTGAAGGATCAAAACTATCCGATAGAAGATATTTCCAGTGGTGTTAATGAAGATAAAGACCCTGAACGTCAAGAGAATAATTGCAATATTGACGATGATATTAGTGATCCATAAGTAATGAACTGATTTTTGTAATGATTCTATTTGCTCCTGCTCCGAACCAGCAGGAGCTTTTCTTTTACTTGTCCTCAATTTTTCACCCCGCTTCCTTTTCGTCGCCCGGCAGCCTAAGACAGAAATTTGTTGACAAAATAAGTCTGTCCTTTACCAGTCACTTTTGTTGTTCTGGTAATTCGGACTGAACCGTCAGGATTATTGATAGTTCTTTCTTTTACCTCAAACAGCCCCAGTTCCATAGATTTTTGGGTTGGCATATTAACACTAGCGCCGGATTTAATTAGATAGCCGTGATCTCTAAGCCATGCAAAAAGCCTCTTTTGACCAATATCCACACCGTTTTGTTTGATGAGTTTCGCTAGATCACCAATTAGAATAGAGGTTTCAGAAGCTTCCACCGCATCCGCAAACAGGGCTTTCGGCTTCATTTCAGCAATTTGGCTGTTCAGGCGGCGGAAACTCTCCAGGGAAGTTCTGACAAAAAGCTTGGTGGCTTCATCAGCGCTTGGGAAATATGTATTGAGGAAAAGATCGTCGTTTGCTACATAGCCGCCGGTTTTGCGGATTGTGGGGAGGACTTCATTGGTTACCCACCTACGGAATGGTTTGGCCTGCGGTTTGTCAGACCGGAGAATCACATTGTATAGGCCCGCTTCGTTGACGATGGTGGTGTTTTGCTGTCTACCGAGTGAATCGGTGAGGTCAGTCTGGCTTACCTCATCTACGTCAAGTCGCTGGGCAGTCATTTTATGATTATTGATTTCCAGTACTTCGCAAACATCTTTCAGAACCCACCAAGGTTCTCCGTTTCTTTCAACAGTTCGGATTTGTTTATCCTGGTATTTGAAAATTTGTAGCTCGTTCATTTTTTATCTCCTTATTTCATTAACTCATCAACTGTTTTTCCAAAAAAAATCGCTACTTTAGAAGCATGTGATAATTGTGGCTGTTTTCCGTTTCGCCAGTTTTGAATAGTAGTTGGATGTACTCCTATTTCTTTAGCTAGACGGTAATTTGTAACTTTATTTTTTACTTGCAAAAGAATAAGATTTTCTGAAAATGACAAGATTTCACCTCCTAACCATTGACTAAATTAGAATAATATGATATTCTAATTTCATCGAATAATTAAAAATTGTAGTTTAAGAGCATGGTGTAATTATGATGTGCCACAGTGCTCATTGCGTGTTCTAGTATAATCTATTTTAATCTAATTGTCAACTGATTAATAGAATAAATTAGAACAAAATGGAGGTTTGCGTTTTATGGACTTTTCACAAAGATTAAAAAGGCTAATGGACGAAAGACATTTAACTAACTATGAATTAGCAAAAAAACTAGATATTCACCCAACAACCGTAGCAAATTGGTTGGGTGGTTCTGAGCCGAGAAAAAAGACAATGGCAATGTTAGCTGATTTTTTTGGCGTCTCAGAGGAATGGCTAGAGGGGAAAGACATAAAAAAAGAGCCCACCTTTATAGATGGACTTGATAGCATATATTTAAGCCTTGCTAAAGACGCACAGGAAAATCAAATAGATCCAGAGGATATAAAATTAGCTCTTGAAACAATTAAAAATTTGAGAAAAAAATAGTGAGGGTAGTATGAGACATTACTATACTAAAAAAGAACTATATCATCAAATTGACATAATTAGAAAATACGTGTTTAAATGTTCTGAATACGAATATCCTTTTCCGCTAGCTAAATGGATTACCGATATACATGGAGTTGCTTTTACAACACTTCCCTTTAAAACCAAAGCATTGAGAGCAATGGCTTATATAGCTGAAAATTCTAACGAAAACCATGTTGTGATTGTAAATGATAATCTTACTGAATATGAGAGAAACTTTTATTGTGGGCACGAACTTATTCATTTATGTTTACACAAAAATGAGCAGAGTAAGGTGTTTAGTTGTTATGATAGCATTATGCCAAACCAGAATCCTTTTCTTGAATGGCAGGCTAATGAAGGCGCTGCTGAATTTATGATTCCTTATAAAATATTACTTCCAAAGATTAAAGATCGTATTAATGCTATCGAAAAGTTTTCGGATATTCATTTATTAAAACTAGAATTAGCTAACGAATTTTTAGTAACTGAAAAAGTTATGGAACTACGGCTTGAAAATTTAAAATATGAAATTGTACAATATATTAATGGTGTGAATTTGGAAAATGTTGTTTTATTATCGGGGAAAGAGCAAAAAAAGCGAGGAGTTAACGTTTTATCTTTAAACGATATTGAACATCAAATGTTCGAAAACGAATTAAGAAACTGGAGAAATAGTAGAATAGTATCTTAATCTTTATAGGCTGGATAAAACAATGACCGTAGTGGAGAGGTCAAGTTTATTGACAAATAGAAAAGAAGCGGTTACAATAAAAGCGTAAGGTGCTATCGCTGAGACGGTTAGCCCCTGTCTAGAACAGTTGAAGTAACCGCTAGTTTCGAGGCTGAGCGGTTACTTCTTTTTTATTGCCAAAACAAGGCTTATAATGCCGATAACGAATGAAGTTGTAAAAATAAGTGTATATTTTTTTCACAATGGCATAAAATAGAGGTAGGCGATATGTGTTCGAGATAGCTATTGACTTTTAGTCAACCTCGTGGTAACATATTGCTAGTGATCGTATTGTAGTAACCTGCGGGCCTACAATCCATTAGAGCCTCTGCTTTTGCGGGGGCTCTTTTGTTTATCTATCATGAGGTGAATTAATGAAAAAGCAGGAAAAGCGATTCTATACATATGAGCAACAGATTTCGCATTTAAGAGGGAAAGGCTTGATAATTGATAACGAAGATATTGCCATGACGTATTTAAAACGGTATAGTTATTATGCGCTTATATCTGGATATAAAAGTATTTTTAAGGCTGAGAAAAATGGTCCATACAAAAATGGAATAAAATTTTCTGATATTTTACGACTGTACCAATTCGATGATGATTTAAGACGAATTTTCTTTAGGTATATATTACAAATTGAAAAACATTTAAAATCTTTATACAGTTATTATTTTTGTGATCTATTTGGCGATAAAATGCAAGATTACCTTGACGTAAATAATTATAATTATGATCGGTATCAAAAAGATGTTAATGATTTTGTTAATATAATTTCCAAAAGACTAAAGAAATGTGAGGATTATACTTATATTTCTTATAACGTGAAGACATATCATTCAGTTCCATTATGGGTTTTAATTCACTCGTTTACATTTGGTAATATATCAAAAATGTATTCTTTTTCTCAGCAAAAACTTCAGAGTAAAATTGCTTCAAATTTTGACGGAGTTATGGGCTTTCAGCTAAATACGTTGATTCGTGTATTATCTTATTTCAGAAATGTATGTGCACATAACGAAAGACTATACAATTATAAAACAACAAACGTTATTAAAGATATGCCCGTACACAATCTATTAGGTATTCCGAAAGTTGGACAGGAATACAAATACGGAAAAAGAGATCTGTTTTCTGTTGTAATTTGTTTTAAGTATTTGTTGGAACCACATGAATTAAATTTATTTATTGATATTCTATTAGAACTATTTCGAACCTATGAACTCTCTTATGATAAAATGTATTTTGATTTTTCAGATGTTTTGAGAGAGATGGGATTTTATCCAGGTTGGGAAGAAATTGGCAGAATACCTAATCATCCGAAAACCCGCCAAATTTAAATTAAAAGACGATTCAAAAATATTTTAAGGGGGCGAGCTAGAATGAAGATCAACTTGTAAGGATTTTTTACAAGTTCAAAAAGAAGGTTCCCGCACAGTACAAAGAAATACAGATTTCTATTTGTCCAGCAAACTTTGGGCTGCTCGACCCGGTTAAAATAAAAAATCCCCCACCGATTGCAGCCGATGGGGGGAGAAAATAGAACAGCTTACCCAAAGTGGATAATGCGTCCGAACAACGAAATTATACCACTTTCTGGGTAGGCTTGGCAAGTCTTACTTTGGAGGTGGTTTTTATTATGGCAAAAAGCAATGCAAAATATAACGGACGTGTCTGCGTCCGCGTTTATCTGGGCAGAGTGGACGGAAAACCAAAATATAAAGCCTGCTATGGAAAAACACAGAGAGAAGCTGAGAGGAAAGCGCAAGAGGTTAAAGAGGCTTTGCATCGGGGATTAAATCTTGCGTCACAAAATGACACCTTTGAACACTGGGCAAAAGAATGGTTAAAAATTAAAGAAACCGAAGTATCTGAGAGATGGTATAAAAATTTAGAGGGTTATGTTGACGGATTATCCGCTTTAAATAATTTAGAAGTAAAAAAAATAAAAGCAGCAGATATTCAATCGTTGCTGTTGGAAAGAGCAAGAAAAAACCCAAAAACTCATAAACCTACTTCAAGAAGAACATTAAAAGGGTATAGAGATACCGCTGAACAAATTCTACAGTTGGCGATTGATAATAGGGTAATGGACTATAATCCGGCTAGAGCAGTTAAGCTCCCAGCCGGGCAGCCTAAAGAGCAGCGTAGGGCATTGACAGAAGTAGAACAACAGTGGATTTTAAATACCCCTCATAGGGCAAAGCGAGCAGCTATGATTATGATGTATTCCGGATTGAGAAGGGGAGAGCTGATCCCATTAACTTGGGGAGACATCGATTTTAAAGAGCGGACAATACGTGTAAATAAATCTGTTGAGATGGTAAATGGCTGCTCCGTTCTTAAGTCTGGTGCAAAAACACAAGCTGGAAATAGAACAGTTAATATTCCTATTATATTGGTTGATTATCTAAAGGAAGAATTGAAAAAGGAAAAAGAAAAAGGCACTGTTCCCGTTCTTGTATGTCCATCAGCATCTGGCAAGATGATGACTGAAAACGCCTGGCGCCGCATGTGGGAATCGTATCTAATTGATCTCAATTTTAAGTATGGGAATAACATTGACAAAAAAGGCAAGAGAGCAAAATCAAAATATAATAGTAACGGAATCGTTTTGACGATTCCTAATATAACTGCACATTGGCTGAGGCATACTTTTGCCACGATGCTTTATCTTTCCGGAGTTGATGTACTAACAGCAAGGGATCAATTAGGTCATAGCGATATCAAAACTACGCTTGAAATATATACTCATTTGGATCAGCAATATAAAAAGAAAAATATTTGCAAATTGGACGAATACTTGCAAAATAAAGCTTCATATTGACTTTTGGGATTCAATGGTGTATTATATGTCACGGCTTAACATGTGCATCAAAATGTGTATCGAATGTTAAAAATACTAGATATAATCGGAAGATATATTAGATTCCGATTCTGAAGGCCGGGGGTTCGAATCCCTCCGGGCGGGCCAAGTTAAAAGCTACATTTTGAGGAATCAAAATGTAGCTTTTTCAGTTTAGCAAAATTTAATGAAAAGATAGGTACTTTATAGAAACTTAATATGGTATACTGAAAGTGATTTTACTAAAATATATTAGCCAATATGTTCCATATCGGAGGTGCTTGATTTGAACAAAGCGGTAAATCATAAAGCGTATATAGAATTAACAAATCCGATTCATGGGGGAGAAGGATGGGATTTAGGAGAAGTTTTGTGGAGCCCCGCGAAAGATGCGTCTGGAAAGGATGCTTGGAAAATTTTAAAAAAACTAACACCAGGAGATATCATATTTCATTCTATAAAAAGGTCAGGGAAAGGCCATGAACTTATAGGAGTTTCCATCGTTAAATCATCTTATGTGGAAATCGACCTAGAACCCCCTGTTCCAGGAAGATGGGGAGGATATCATCAGTATTTAAAGGTACCGCTTAAAGGTTATTGCTCATTTAAAAATCCAATGAAATTAATTGATTTTCTTACTGCGTACAGGAATGATTTGCTAGATATGGGAATCCAAAAGTCATTTTATACGCATGACATAAAAAGTATTGCACAAAAATATGTCGCTGAACTTCCCAGTATGGTACTTGCAAAACTTTTGGATTTTATAGAAAAATCAGGCAATAGGGTGCTTGGAGAAGCGGAATGTAGCGATGATACAGATAATCTAGAAAACCTAGCATTACCGGCAAGAATAGAAACAACCACTTCAAGAATTATTCGAGATACTAAACTAATAAGAGATTTGAAAGAAAAATATGACAATGTATGTCAAATATGTGGTGTAAAATTGCAATTACCTAATGGCAATGGCTATTCAGAAGGACATCATCTACAAAAACTTGGAGGCATACATAGAGGTCCAGATATAAAAGAAAATATTATCATTCTTTGTCCAAACCATCATATAGAATTTGATTATGGAATGATCGCTATAAAACAAGGAGTAGTTATCCACATTGATTCAAAAAATATCTATCATGGCCAGCCGTTAGCATACTTTCGAGACGATTTAGACGATAAATATCTAGAATATCATTACACCCATATATTTAATAGATAA